ACTCAATTCCTAGTTGATCTTGGTATTGCTGGTAGATCATATGTTGCCAATACTGCTAAGGTATTTCAATTGACAGGCTGGGATCAAAGTAAGGTTGGTGTATATGTTAAACCGGGTTCTGCACTCGGCGAGACTATGATTGCAGCCGCCCCAGTTATTACTGCTGGCGGTGTGCTTACAGGCGCTGGTACTCCTCTGGCAGTTGGAGCTGGCGCTACCTCTGCATTTGTAGGTAACATGCTTAATAAACAAAGTATTCCTGTTAATCTATTAGATGAATCAGAAGTACGAATGGCAATCTCTAAGGGTATTGCATCTAAGATGGTTACTCTTGCTCCTGGACTTGTTGAATCCTACGGTGCAAATATAGTGACGCGGCAAAGAGGAAAACAATAATGGCCACTGCTTTTCAATTAGCCGCTGAATCTCATGATGTTCTTGCGACTGCTCAAGAATCTGGAAGCATTTTTGATTCTGCTGCTAATCTTATTACTCGCGGCCTTCCTGCTTCATTTATTGCGGCAGGTAATGAATTGGGTAATACTGTTGCTACCATTGGCAATTGGGTATCTGGAGATGATGCATTCAAACTTACATCCAACCGTGATGCAATTGCTTCATATGATTCTGATCTAGCTAAATACTACGATGATCACCAACTAGGTATTGATACTGTTGGATTTATAGCTGCATCTATAGTACCTGGCACTGCTGGTATCAAAGGTGTACGGGTTGGACAAGCATTGGTGCGGAATGCTGTTAAAGAAGGAACTATGGGAGCTAACATTGCTACTGCGATGGGGCTTCGTATTCCTTCTCAGCAATCTTTAGTTACCAAAGCTGTTCAAGCTATAGGTAATGAAGGTAGAGTATTTAAATATACTGACGCTGAAGTGGTACGTGCACTTGGTGCTGGTATTGCACAGAATGCACTAGAAGGTGCGGCCTTCACTGCTGCTGTTAATGCAACAATGTATAACTCTCCCATCCTTGAGCAGCGTAGTGTAAAAGATCTGATGGTTGATGTTGTAACTTGGGGAGCAATCGGAGGCGGCCTTGTTGGTGGATTGATTTCAGGCATCGGTGCTTCCTCTGCTATTCGCCGCGGCCTTGGTAAGATTGACGAAGAAATGATGCCGTGGCAGATTACATCGCACCCCGCTGAGAATCTACTTGAATCAGACAAGATGTTGTACAAGTTGCAACAGATTGATTCTATGCCACAGATCCATCCTGAAATGCCATTTGCACAACGTGCAGGTAAGACACAGGCGCAATCAGTTGCTACTCTTGAGACTGAAATTCGCGGACATATTAATGCACTCACTGGTGGCGATGAAGAATTAACTCGCATGGTATTTGAAAATATCAAGGCGGGCCAGTTTACTGACAATGTTGGTAAATACCTTGAAGCTACTTCAATAGCTAGAATCACTACTACAAGTGCAGCTGAGAAGCGTATGAATGAGGCGCTGCGTGCTGTTAGTGGTAAAGGTAAGCTTGGATTACAAGCTACTGCAGATGAGGTAGATGAGGCATTAAAATATAAAGTTAGTTATGTAAATATGTACAGTAAAGAAATCTCCAATGAGCGTCCGCCGCTTATGGCACTTGGAGATAAGGCGCGTCCAGTAGTAAATGGAGATACTGTACAAGTAGGAACTAAGACTTATCACCACACCAATAATCCATACAAGCCGTACAATATTCTTGGCCAGGATTATATGAATGCACAGTCTCGTTACCTGTGGGCTGAATCATTGCCTAAGTGGGCTGATGATGGATCTGCAACTGTGCATTGGAGTGATATTCCACTACTACAAAAAGCGCAGCGTGATGGCCTGACGCGGTTGAAAGTTATACCTGAATCTGGCGCAGTTGATGAAGCAGTGATTCTTAAAACTGCTGATGAAATTGCTGAATTTACAAGACAATCTCAACGTGTAGTTGGTGATAAGCTTCTTAAAGCTGAAGCGCTAGTGCAAGATTTCGATGCCATTGTTGACAAGCTTAAGTATTATCTAGGTATTAATATCAATGTGGTTGAAGATGCCGGTGCTGGTTATTATGGAATGTTCAAGCGTGTATTTGGTAAGACTGCGCGCGGCAAGGATGTTGGCGGCGATGCAATCACAATGGAAAAGTTTGCTAATCTAAAGCGTCCATTGATGGAAATGATTCGCACACTGAAACATGAAGAAGGACATTCTATTTTCCAATCTCTCTTAGATGCGCGTGGAGTATCTAGGCTTAATCTTGATGCAGCCTGGCCAGCAATGAGTAAAGAAGTTACACGACTTTCTCAGCTTGCGCGGCCTCAACTGTGGAGAGCTAAAGATCCTGTTTCAATTTCATACCGTACTAATTGGCATGAGATGATGGCAGATAGTTTCTCTTATCTTTCTAAGAATCCTAATCTACTTTCTAAGTATCCAGAATTTGAAAAATTCGCTGGTCATCTACTTCGTCCATTGCCGCAAGATGTAATCGATTCAGCATTGCAGAGAACTCTTAAGCCAACTGCTGAAGAAGTTGCAATGATTATCAATGCTAACAAGGCTGTTGTGCGCGGTGTGGTTGATGATGTATCTCTTTACAATGCGCGTCAGGCCGCTGTAGATTTTGCAAAGAAGAATAATCTTCCAGATCCTCGCGTGTCTCCTAATCACATGAAGATTATTACTACATCTTCCAGAACTAAAGATGTGGATGGTAATTTGCTGGAGGGTATGACTGTCATTGAGCAAAAGATGGCAGAGTATAGAAAGAGAATTTCTGCGACTGCTGATAATGAAGTTAATAAGATAGCACCTGGTACAATACTCCTTGATGCTACTGGTATGCGCGGTGCTCCTATCGGTACCACTACGGGGGCCACTTTACTTACAGCGGAGGGAGGTAACTACGGTACTTGGAGTTCATTCTTCTCTTATACTGGACAAGTAGCTCATAGATTAATCAAAACCGCAAAAGAGAAAACTGCTGAGATCTTTAACCCCACACTTCTGAAACTTGCTAACAATCAAGATGCTGCTATTGAATGGTCTGTCATCAATGAAAAAATGAGAGGATTGCCTAATAGGTATTTCCTTGCAGATGATGGCGCGGCCTTGGTGTATGGCAAAGCTCCAGTAATTGATGATTATATCAATGAGGTAGCTTTTGAGAAAGCAATTACTAAGTATCAAGAATCTCTTGCTGAGGCCGCTGATAAAGGATTCCCACTTAGGGTAGAATTGAAATCAGCAGAAGTGCGAGAGCTTGCTGCTTCTCATATCACACGAAACACAGGTCGCCGCTCCACATTGCAAAAAGTACATTCTGACAATGGATATCAGGATAGATTCCAAGAAGGAGTTTTCTATCCTATTCCGCGCGACCCTAGAAATACACCGCACTACGCATTTGTAATTGACGAGTCAGTTAATTCTACTGGTCATTCTAAGATGATCTATGCAAAAGATGCAGAGACTCTTGATCAGATGCGTAACAGTATTATGACTGATCCTACATTACGAGATCGTGGTATTCGAGTTCTTACCAAGACTGAGAGTGAAGAATACTATAAGTCTATCGGGCAGTATGAGTTTGAGAGAACACTGTCAGAGAATTATATCAATACTGCACTTGCGCGTAAAGGTACTTCTGAGTCATTGCTTCCTGTTACTGATCCAAAGCAGATTGTAAAAGACTTTCTTGATTGGCATCAGTCTCGCGATGCTGCTCTTGTTCGTACTCTTGTAGAACATAAGTATGCTCCTGAGTTTGCAGGCTTCCGAGCTATTGCAGATCCATCTGTGCAGGCTGCCAAATCTAAGTTTGGATACATTAGTCCACTGGCTTATGCCGAGAAAGCTGTAGATAATCCAGCAGTTAACTTGATGAAGATGGCACTTGATATTTCTAAGATGGATGAATATCCTCTTTGGAATGCTATCAATAAATTCGCTGACAATGCTTTCTCTACGCTTGCAGATAAGGCAGGTAAGCTATTCTACGCCGCTAAGAATCCTGATGACCTGGTAAGTATTCAACAGAGTCTTGAGAATGCAGGATACAAAGGGCCAATAGTAACTGAGGCATTGTATCAAGCATCTAATGCAACTGTGCCGCGCGGTGTGCTGTCCGGTGTTGTTAATAAAGTCAACTCGCTAATTGCAACTCTTGCACTGCGAGCTGACTGGATGAACTCGCTCAATAACACTGTTGGATCTGTTGTACTTTTGGGATCGGAAACTAAAGCTGTAATTCGCGCCATTCAAGCTGGTAATAAGGATGCAGTTGGGGAACTAGCAGCATTGATGAAAGTAAAAGTTCCTGGAACTGATGACTACATTACCAGTCCTGCTAAGCTGATTGCAAAACAGATCGCTAAGTTCCATGGGGATAAGGCGGGGCGTGAATGGTATAAAAAGCATGGATTCATTTCCTCAATCACTGACCAGTACGATCAAACACTGGATCATATTTCTATTGCATTGTCGCGCGGAGATAATTCTGCTGTGCAAAAAGCAATGGATAGTATGAAAGGACTTGGAGACTCTGCAGAGAAGTGGACAGGTAATAAACTAGCAGAAGAATTTAACCGCTATGTTGCTGCTGGTGTAATGAAAGATATTACAGATGTGGCAGTGAAGCATGGATTGATGGATGAAAAATCTGCGCTGAGTTATATTAATACATTTGTAAATAGAACTCAAGGTAACTATCTTGCATCGCAGCGTCCTGTGGTATTTCAAGGCCCGATTGGACAGGCTATTGGATTATTCCAAACCTATCAATTCAACCTATTACAACAAGTATTCCGTCATATTGGGGATGGCAATTCCCGTAATGTATTAACCATGATGGGGTTGCAAGCATCTGTGTACGGCCTGAATGGATTGCCAGCATTTAATGCCATTAATACATATCTTATTGGGCAAGCTGGTGGCAATCTGGAACATAAGACACTGTATGATTCTATCTTTAGTCTTGGTGGTAAAGAGGCTGGAGAGTGGTTACTGTATGGTGGCTTATCTAATGGCCTAGGTCTTGCACACCCTGACCTGAAGATTAATATGTATTCTCGTGGAGATATTAATCCGCGGCATGTTACACTGCTTCCTGTTGATCCTACTAAGACTCCAATATATCAAGCGACTAGCAGATTCTTCAGTAACATGAAGGAAGCTTATACTAAGGTATCTATGGGTGCTGATGTGTGGAGTACATTCTTGCGCGGTGTGGAGCAGAATGGTATTTCACGCCCGCTGTCTGGTATGGCACAAGTACTTGAAGCTGCTGGTAGAGATGATAAGAAACTCATTTCTATGAATCAGCAAGGCAACATGTTAATTGCACATGATATGTGGTCGCTGTCATCTCTTATGAGAATTGCTGGCGCTAAACCACTTGATGAAGCAATGGTAAATGATGCAGTGCATAGAATTAATACTTACAATACAGCTGATGCAGCTAAAAGAAAAGTATTATCTGAGGGAATTAAGCAATCTATTGTAGGTGGTAAAGAACCAGATGAAGCGCAGATTGCTGAATTTGCAGAAGCATATGCGCGCACAGGCGGTAAGCAAGATAAATTCGCACAGTGGTATGCTGGATTATACAAGAATGCTACCGTGTCGCAAGCGGAACAACTCAGGCAAAAAGGTAATTCGCCGCATGTTCAAATGCTACAAACTCTCATGAATGGAGGCGAGTGATGAGTATCCACCTGTTTAATATAAAATAATTAAACTAAATAAAAAAGCCACTCTTTTTACAGGGTGGCTTTTTTGTATCTGCATTTTCTTTTCAGTTAATGAATTACTATTGCACTTCTCTTTTGTAGTTCATTTAGCAATAGATGGAATAGAACAATCAAATCTTCCTCAAGATAGTATCCATCTAAACCAATTCCACAGTAAGCTGCTACTGTACCGGCCATTATACTCATATCTAACTGGCCATTAGTTTGCTCTAGTTTAGATAGTTCAGCAAGAAGTAGTGGATGCTTTCTTACTTCTTCATTGAGAGCTATCACAACTGGAGGGAACATTTCTACTATCATCCTTTATCCTCCTTTATCTCTTTTGTGTAACCACTGATGTATCCTTTCGGCATGTTGAGCTTGAGCACTTGCGTCTTGTAATGCATTGTGTTTTACTTTCGGTTGGATATAAGGTACTTGAGGAAATAGATTCTTCAGTGTTCTATAGCAACGGCTGTCTGTGTATTTCCACGGTTGCCTAATACCGCATTTGTTATAAACTTCGGCTAGTAGTACATTGTCAAAGTCTGCTCCATTTCCCCATACCATTGGCGCGGCAGGTAATGCAGCACAGTATTCTGAGAAATCATTTAGTGCATCAATAATCCCTACTGTGCCTGAGAATGCTTCATCATATGCTTCTTTACTCTGCTTTTCCCACCAAGCAATTGTCCTAGCGTCTGTTGTAAGTCCCTCTTCTAAACAGGAGCGAGAAGAAATCTTTACATAGAATGGCTCAAGTGCATATGCAGTATTAAAAGGTACAGCAGCAAGTGATAAGATGACTGAGCCAGGCCGCGTTCCAAGAGTCTCAAGATCCACCATTAAATCAATCATTTGCTTCCTCTCTTTCTACTTCAATGTAGTCATATGCGTTAGGTGAAATAACTGCATCAATCTTACGCGTGTCTTTATTTTGAATTACTACTAATCCATTTAATACACTTAGTGTATGCAGCTCAGAAGTATATTGTTTTACAACTACTCCTTGCTTTATAACATTATAGTATTCAATCAACTGTGTCATCGTGTCTTAACTCCTTGTGCTTGCTTGTCATTATTGTATGAGCCGCGAGTTGCATAAGACTTATCCAATGGCACTTCTTTGTGACGATAGAAAACAATCTGTCCAATCTTATCACCATCAGTAAGTACGATGCGATGACGCTGTGTGGTATTTTTCAATTCAAGTGTAAGAACTGAGCCATTCCATCCTGCGTCACACCAGCCTGCATTGAGATGGTCTAATCCAAGACGTGCCATACTTGATTTCAGTTTGTATTCAGCTGAGATATTGTTAGGCAAGTTGAAGATTTCACGAGTCGATGCTAGTATGAATTCGCCGGGGGCCATTACATATTTACCTCCAGCTTCCAGTACTAGTGTCTCATGTGTAAGCGCGGATTTCTTATTGAGATACTTGAGATTATCAGGGCCAAATCCCACATTGCCTTCAAGTAACAATGTACTGCCTAGATGCAAATCTAATGATGCCGAATTAACACACTCGTAATCTGCATTTTCAATTACACCATCTTCGATTAGATCAATGATCTCAGTGTATGAGAGAATAGTCATGATATAAATACCCTTTCTTCAGGAGTTAGTAAAGTAAAATCTACAAATTCTGTATTCAATTCTTCTAGTACTTTCCTTTTAGCCAAAAATCCTCCTTTGGTTGAGATTACTTTATCTGCAATTGTTAGATTTGCCAGTAGATCTTTTAGCACACCTATATCTTCTAAGTCATTATGAACATTCTTCCATATTACTTTTAATGTCACAGGTTCATATGCAGCTTCAAGAAGTGATATTACCTTATGAGCCACATCACTGTTTCTTGCTTTACCAAATTCACCTAGAGCTTTTGGCATTAGATGTTCTGCATGTGTAAGAATTGTATTTGCATATATTACATCAGTTTCTTCGATTGTATTTCTCAATGCAGCAGCACTACACAATAGACACAGTTTTAATAATTGAGAGAAGCGGCGATTACCATATGATTCAAATCTAACATCCTCTATGCCGCGCCATGATTTGTAAATTGCATCTAGCATTTTCTTTGAATCTGCTGATAGTACTGCATTACCAGAGGCAACTTGACGAATAGCATGTAGTATATCTATTAGTAATCTTTCTGTGTCTTGTGAAGGAGGCTCTGGAAATGTAATTCGTTTATCAGTTTTTTCGCCATGAATAAGAATCAGTCTGCTAAAAATGCCTTGACCAATTGCTTCTGCTGGAAATGCAAGTGAGAAACCTGTTGCTGTGTTACCTGCTAGAATTGAAACTGTTGGATCAACTATTGATAATGATTTAGAATTTTTCTTTCTATCCTCAAACTTACCTGAGTAATCCCATAGTGTGCCAAGTAGTGAAAGAAATTCTATATTACCATTACCAATAAAAACATTGAATTCATCTGCTGCAACTAGCAGTTCTGAGATATGATCTGCATCACCAAATAGATTTTGTTCCATTAAATCTTTAGTATCCTCAATGGAACCTTCTCCTGCTAAATCCATTAAGAATTTCTCTTTGGTACTTCTCTCTGCTGCTATTGAATCATATCCAGCTTTTCTTATTAGATTAGCTGCTATTTTAATTGCAGTAGATTTGCGCGAACCTGCGCCTCCCATCAGCATAACATATAAGTTAGAAGCAACTGTGAAATGTCCATGCTGAAACGAGTATCGGCGGCCAAGCCAAGCGCCAAGAATTGCAAGGCAAGACCACCGATGAAATGTTGTGGGAGATTCAGATTCACCTATGTATGCTAAATAGGATGAAATGAAATCTTCTCTCATATTAGTTTACTTTTCAAGTACCTCCCGTATCTCCCGTATCTACTTCAAACATTCACGCTTCTGTACTTCCCCAGTTAAGACTTCCGTTACCATCTTCTCCCGCTTTGAGAGCGGCAGGTACAGTAAACTCTCTAGTTTTTCCATCGTATCCTTTGATACTGACACTGATTTCCATACATTGTTTGACCTTTTCTGCCAGATACCCATGACCTTCCCTAAATTCGAATAGTATCGAATCATGTATCTGGGCGAGGAGTTTAAAATTATGTCTGTGATCGGGATGGATCGCGATTTCATAGAATACTTTCATGAAAGCTTTGTTGAGAGTCATCGCATTAAGCGATTGCGGCGGATGTGCTACATAAGCATTAAGAGCAGACTTAGACTTACTAGGATCGTCGAAGCAATAACGAGTCCACCCGTTACTAGATGCTTGGTACTCGCAGCTGTGAATGGCAGTGGAGTGTAATCTCTTACTGGTAGTGACTTCATGAATAACTCCTGGATAATAGATTTTAGAAATAGCTGGATATGTTTTATGGAATTGACCTAATAGATACTCAGCAATTTGCTTGTAAGTCCAGAGGCGTGGGAGTTTTAGAATCTTTGCAGCCTGTGCAATCTTATCTTCTCCCATTGTCTCTACTAGAACCCCAGCTCCCATGTTATAATTTGCGCCGTGGTTTACTCTCTTTGCTAAATCTCTGAGAGATTTGTCTTTTGTTTTTCCCTTTGCATCATCGTAGATGCTATCGTAAGGTACTCCAAAAAACGCCGAGGCGTTGAGAGAGTGAAAATCTTTATCGCCTGAGACAGATCTAATGAGATTCTCATCCCCTGCAATATGGGCAGTATCTCTGGATTCAGCTTGTTCGAGATCGCATTCTGCGATGCGGAATCCATCATCTGCAATAAAGGTTCGCTTAACAACAAACCCTCTTGGAATATTTTGGATTTGGAGTCCGCACCAAAAATGATGCTCTTTACTTGCAAGCCTTCCGGTGTCGGTTCCATGCGGATTAAGAGAATATAAGATTCTTCCTTTGTATTCTTTTCCTGGGGTGAGGTAGGTGCTGACAAGTTTTCTCTCCTTACGAATTTCTAATACTTGGTTAATGATATGTGCATTAAGAGGATGGCGCAATTTTGCTTTTGCTAGATTCTTTGCATCAGCTGATTCAAGATCTTTACATCCAAGTATTGCCAGTAGTTCTTTCATCTGCACGGGGCTGTTTACATTGAATGATGCAACACCTAGTTGTTTTGAAAGGGAGGCATTCTTGGATGCAATTGATGATTCTACTTCTTTACACTGGATACTCAATGAGGGTACATCTCTTTTTATGCCAGTCATCTCAGCCAGATGGCATGGAAATAACAGAGGAAATTCATTTGCATAATTATCTAGCGCCCACTGCGGCATCTCTGCCATCATACTTAACCATACACAAGCTGTTGCATAAGTATCTTTTGCATTGTAAAGATAGTATTGCTGCAAGTCTGATGTGTCTGCTAGATCTTTCCAATACATTGACTCACGAACACAGAAGCTATTCAACGACGCGAGGTCTTTTGGGAGTTCTGAATACCAACTGTGAAAGAGAGTGGCTGTGTCCCAAAGATAGTTGTATAGAACTGCGTTGTACATTGATAAGTACGAGTTGTCGTATTTTCCATTCTGAAGGAGCTTAGGTGCCTGCAATTCATAGTTGAACTTTCGAATCCAAGTAAGATTGAAGGTTGAATCACACGGAATGACAGTAGAATGAAAACTGCCGTCAAGAAAGATAGCAGTATAACCGACGCAACGGATGCTAAGAGGATCAGAAAAGGTTTCAATATCGACTGCAATCGCGTATGCACTTTGGTATCTCCTAAATATATCTTCAATGTTAGATGGCTCAGCTAATGTCCAATTGAATGGTTGGTATTTCTTCCAAGCTTTTCTATTAGTTAGTTTACTGATGTAACGAGATGCAAGAAAGCCGCCATAAGGTACAGTAATAAGATGCTCAAGAGGATGTATGAATACTATCTCTCTGTTGTTTGAGGTAAATAAAGAACCAGCATAGTTATCAATGGATGGTTTGCGGCGGCCAGCTGTCTGAACTAATTTATGAAGCAATGCTGGAGAAGTAGTAATGATTGCATCTGCATTCTTAGCTTCTGCAATCTTAGACAGTTCATATAATGTAGAAGGAGTCTCTAGTATTACTGCACAAGATGCAGTGCCAATGTGAGGCTTTAGGCGCGGCAGGTATGCCTTATCTTGTGGAGTCCCTACGAATAAAAGGCGCTTAGAATTTTCCATTTACTTTACTTTACTTTACTTTACTTTACTTTACTTTATAATAGTAATAGTTACGCCAATGATATGTACCATTTAGTAGTTCTTTTCTTTTCTCAACTACTACTTGTCCTGTTTCTCTGACAGTTATTAAGATTTTTACAATATATTCTGATCTGTATCCCATCAATTTGGATAGCTGTGCTGCTGAAATTCCATCAGGGAAATCATGCTGCCTAATTAAATCTATTACCTGTGCAACACGGCAATTAAAATCTGAACCATTTGCAATTCTTTTAGCACGCTCACGCTCAATTGCTTTCTGTTGAAAGTACGTCTTGGATGGATCTTTGTGCTGGTGTTTTGTAAGTAGCTGTTCCCACATTACATCTTCTCCTCAAATGTAGCTTCTTCATCTGGTGACATTAGATCATTTTCATAACGATAAATCTCTGCTTGTTTAATTTCTTCTGGTGTGCAAAGATGTGGATTTGTCATCCATAGTTCATGTGCGGCGGCCCGTCTTGTTTCCAAATCTGGAGAATCTAAATCTAATCCTAGTTTCTCTGCTACTGTGGTCTTAGGTGTTGGAATGTATTGTGGTTTAACAGCACCAAGATCATTCTTCACTAGGAATAGTTTTAATTCCCGTATTGTTTTATTTTTAATTGGCTCTGTCTCTGCGCGGTTGTCATTCTCACAGAGGGAAAGGAAATAATGTATTTGTTGCAATGTCATGTATGGTCTGTATTTCATTTTATATATTCTCCTTTTTCTATTACTTACACTCAAAGAAAAACCTTCAGAATCCTTGTGAGAGACTGAAGGCTCTTGATTCAGTGTAACTAATTACACGATGATCTTTGAAATGTCAGTATAAGACTGTGTCTTATCCTTGTTTTGGCGCACTTTGCAAACCACTTGTACTTCCATTCCCTTCGCAGCTTCCACTGTTTCAGAAATCTTATTGGTGCCGACTGCACCTGCAAGAGTCTTAACAATAGCTTTGAATTTACCCTGGCCGAATTCATTGTCCAGCATAAAGAGAACAGAAGATTCAGCACCAGCTTCCAGCGGAGTATCGGCGGCAGGATTTGCCAGTTCGATAGTCTCAATTGCTTTCATCTTCAGCTCAACGCAAGGATGCTTGTTAACTTCCTTGGATTCAAAGTCAATGATAACCTTGTGAACGCCGTTAGGAAATACTGCAAACTCAGGAAGATCAGCCAGATCGTCGATGGAAGAATCAAGGATGGAATCAAGATTGATTTCAGACATTTTATATTACCTTTCAGATTGTAAATGTTGAATGTAAGTGTGAATAAGTGTTAAGAATGTACTTCTTCGAAGTATTGCTACTGTTGCTACTGTTGCTACTGTTGCTGCTTATCCAAATCATCTGCCACTAGCCTTGCATATCCTGCAATGTCGTGCCAAGAATCAGAATAACCTGGATCACCATTCAAAATGCGCCCGATCTTATGAGCAATCATTTCGAGTGATTCTTTTTGGGAATATGATAACTGTTCCCATTTTGGAGAAGCTACCATTACTATCTTGATAGCTTGTGTAATCATAGCGTGAGAAGAAAACTCACCATAACGAGAACCACGTTCTGCTAGAATATCTGTTAATGTATCAGTCATTTCTTTTGTAATCCTTCCTTGAGAGAATTAAGTGCTGTTTGGCCGGGTGTGATTGGTTTTACAATTGCTGATTGCTTCTGAGAAAAAATTGCAAACAGATCAGGATTAGCTAGTGATTCCATTACTACATCAGTCCGTGATCCTGTTAGGATATTATTAGCATATGTTGTAGATGATGCAGACACATGCTTACGGTTTTTCAATTCGCAATATATAACATGGTCAAAATATTTAGCAGTATTGCGAGAAGATTTAGAAGAGCCACATACAGGTACAATCTTCTTGCGACCATCTTCCATCTCCACTTCTTCTTCATGAGAAATACAGACTATATTGTATCTAGCCTGTTGCACTTGTGAAAGAAACTTTTCCACCACTGCGCGTAGGTTTCCCCAATCTGAGAAGTCCATCTTATAATCATCAGGCTGGTTCTTTGTGATGAATGCGATTGCACTATTGGAGAGCTGAGATAGAGAGTCAATTACAACTACAGTATCATTGGTTAATTCTTTGAGAGATATCGTTGTGGAATTGGTTTCATAGTCAGGAGTCTTTGCACAGATTGGACAGGCCACCTTGCCATGTTCATCACATATTGTGACTTTGCTTCCAGTAATAACCTTGAGCATCGTCTCAATCGCAATGGGAAAAGTTTTTGAATCTGGGATACGGATAAGCTCGATGTTCTCTTGATGACTCTTTGGTAGTTTAAGTAATGTGCCATATCCATTCTCCAAATCAAACCAAAGAAGTTTGTATTGAGATGCAAGAGAAGCTGCAAGCTGTGTCTTGCCAGATTTAGGAGCACCGAATATAAGTACACGGTGAGTTGAGGAAGGTGTAACAGATGTAAGTTTCATGATTTAACTTCTTCATTCTCTAGGTATTTTATAATTACAATTTTTTCTGCAATTGCTTCTACTATGGAAGCGAATTTATATTGCTCAATATAGATAGAGGATTGCTCCAGTGTATCAGCAATAATCGCTTTTGTTTTAGTATCCCAGGTTGTACCATTACTGGTTTTATATACTTGTGTGATTGCCATGATATATCTCCTTATTCCTTATTCCTTATTCCTTAGATAGTTGTGATCGAATGAGATCATTTAGATGCAATGTGATTAGAAAATCTTCTGAGTTTCTTCTTACAATTTCTACTTCTTCTTCATCTGTTAATGGTGATGTAACTCTATCTGTTGCTAGAGTACATAGTCCAAAGTAAGGGCACTCTCTGTAAAACTCATTACAAGATTGTCCTCTCATTGGATAGATACCTGCTTCTTCATACATTTTAATTGTATCAATGTCAAGAAGCAGTGTGCGAATCCATAGTGCACGATCAAGATATGATTTCTCAAAATCCATTACATCATAATCTTGTGCTTTGGATTTATAAACCAAATACTTTACAAGATAAGATGATAGTTCTGGAAATAGAGTATCCAATACTATACTATAACCAATTGCTTGTGCTGAGTTCTTGTATGTGGCAGCATTGACTGATGATGCAGATGTGGTCTTAACTTCTAAAACCATTACTTCTTTAGTTTCTTTGTGTTGTAATACTGCATCAACATATCCTTTGTATGTAAAACCATCTGGGAATTCAATGATAAAAGATAGTTCTGTTGCTGGTTGATCTTGATAATAACAGAGTTCCCAATCTTTTAGGAAACCAGATAAGCACATGGAAATAAATCTATCTACTGCTGCCATTGCAGACCAGAATGATTTGTTTTGTTTTGGATTATCTGCCAGTAGATCAGGTTCCCACATTAGGAAGCATTCCCAATATGTTTTATCTACGTCGTGATGGGTAATATATTCTTGAATACCAAGACCTACCACATGACCAAATGCAAATGTTACCCCTGAAAATACATCATCAGTTTCATTGATTTCAGAGTTCAGTCTTTTCAATTGGTATTTGCGCGGGCACGAATGAAGTGTCAGAAGCGATGAGTATGATAAACTTCTGAGTCTAATATCCACTGTAGTATCTCTTTCTGAATGAGTGAATTGAAGTTTGTGTCAATTGCAAATGTTTTATCAAACAGTGTAGATAAATCACCACTAAGATATATTGCAATCGCAGGAATAAGTTTAGGTATCGTTACTCTTTGTGCTGGTAAGATGTAGTTATAGCATCCTAGCCAATCTGCAAATAATTTATAATCTTGAAACGATATATTATTTGCCAAACGCAGATGGCAATAAACTACGGCTTGTAAGCTCATAGTCAATTACTTTAGAGATCAGCAATACTTACACCTTTGAGAGATACTTTCTTTTTAGTAGCTGATTCAGTAATAGCTACCTTTGTTTGTTGCTTAAGACCAGATACAATGATGGCAATCTCATCCTCTCCCAATAATGTGACATTACTAGGATCATTCTTCAGTATGGTATGGATTTCTTTTAGAAGGATTGGCATTGTAGGATGAGTAGAAAGAATAGCATCTTGTAGTGATGCGATTTTCATTTGTAGATCTGGAGAAATACCATCTGATTGTAATGATTGTAATGACATATTATAATCCTCTTAGTGTGGCTTCAATGATTAGTTTGAAATGTATTACTGAGCCTGATACTTTATACTTAATGTGATGAGTAAGATGCTGCTCTGATAGGTCAAACAAGAATGCAGTATCTTTATCTCTACGATTCTTTACCATCTTTATAATAGTTTTATGGTAAATTGGAGGGGCAGTAAGTCTGCACTGTTTATCATTCTTAAGTGCATTCCATATTGGAAGATATTTAGATGTTTGCGGTTGGTAATACCTTGGTTCTTTTACTTCTTTCTGCTCCATACCACATCATTATACTGGTATAAATATGGTGATGTGGTATGGATGCTGGTTTCTTTGTTTTGATTCCCTAGTCCTAGAAACCAGCAAAGCTAGACTAGCAAGGAGACCCGAAAATTACATCAAAGATTTGCCAACAGTGCAGTTTCATCAGCTTGCAGGAGAGCTTCAGCTTTCTCATCAAGGAACTTGATGCAATCAGCAAAATTCTCAGCTTGCTTGCTGTTATTGGTGTAAATTGCCAGTTGTTCACGCAGCTTACCAATGACAGGCTTATTGGTCTTAACTTGCTGGAACTTATTAAGGAACAGTTTAGCTGCAAGTGCAACTTGTTCCGTAGTTTTGCCAGTAACAGCAGGCATAACTTCAATATAATCAGCAGCAAATTCTTCCCACATTTCCTTGGGAATACCACGGCCACGCTTTTCTGCTTCCGGCATATTGGCAATAAAATCCCAACTTACTTGATCCATTGGGAAAGTATCACCAGTCATATTGTCATTCTCACTCAGAATGCTACGAGCTTGAGCAATAACAATATCTTGAACAGCAGTAAGCAGCAATTCCAGTTGCTTTCCACCAGCTTCCAAAACTTTGATAACACCTTCGACTGAAGGAATCGGAAGTTTCAATTCAACGGTGGGACGCTTGGTTTCAATACCAGAATCTTTATCTTTCTGAGTTTTGAAATGGAATTTAAATTCCTTAACATCCACGGTGTTGTCGAAATTGGCTTGCACAGATTGGACTTGATCGTTCATTTGAATTTCCTCTATTAAGAAAGGTTTGTACTACAAGGTTGATACTTCTAGAAGTGCCTCTCTTTCGAGAGGAGTTTGCATATTATCAGCCCTACGGCTGAGTGTCAAGGGGCAAAATTTTACAGATTAATATTGACTCTCTCAAGATGTAAGTAACAGATGTTGTATGGATTAATTGTTTTCTTTTTTAAGATACAATTACCTGATTGTAATTTACTTAGGTAATAGAAACAATTACCACACTTACATCCTTGGTTTGCAAGAGTTGCTGCTTTCTGAGATTCTTCTCGCCGCAGTGATGATGTATGAGATAATGTATTCATTCTGTTTTGTATTTGAATATTGTCATTGTAATGATCGCGATTCATTTTATTTTATCCTTTAAGAAATTGTTTTATTTCTTGTACAAGTTCTGAATCATACTCTGATTCAATCAGTATGAGTGTAAAAGCCATACCCGCTTTAAATACTGCATCTGCTGCATTTTGTGATATATACCATGTAGAGGCAAGTTTTTTTGTAGCATCTTCAATTATATCTGTATTATCTTTAAGATATTGTGTCATTTTGTAATCCCCATTTCTGTAAGATATTGATCTTCACCTGCTTGTAATTTACCGCAGAAGAATTCTTTCTTTTCTGCTAATGTATTACCTTTAATTCTTTGTGATTTAATTCCTTTCTCAAATGAATCAGGCTCGCAGATTACATACAATTCCTCTCTTGCTCTAGTGCAAGCAGTATATAATAGCTCTCTTTGAATCATTGTGTTATGTGAGTTATGAATAATTAGATATACTTTTTTCCATTCTGATCCTTGTGATTTATGTACAGTTAGACTATAGGATAGAACTAGAGCATTAATCTCTGCTGCTGATTTTACTTCTATTTCACGTTCTGAATCATTAAGTCGTATTGTGAGAATATGAGATGCTTCTCTTACTCGATCTTCTACATCTGAATTTGCCAGTGCTTCTAGCATTGCATCAACATCTTCTTCTGTTTCTCCATCACTAACTGACGAGGATGATCCTAGTTCAAAATTATCCTCTTCATCTTCTTGTAAATCTCCCCAATAGTTCATTTTAATACTTGGAGATTGCGGCCATTTGCCAGAATATACAGGATTTCTTTTTATGTCAATGATTGTAGCATCCTCTTTTTCATAGAGAATCTTTTCACCTACTCTGAAGTAATGCTTATTGTAACCTGCAATTACTTCATATACCATTGATCCATATTTCTTGGCTATGTGAGATGCAATATGTTTATTTAATTCATCAGTACCACATGCTTTATTGAATGGAATTAGAATCATATCTGAATCTGGTACATAATGTCCAGCATCAAATGCTTGTTTAAAGAATGCTGCAATAGTTAGTAATGCAGAATCAGGATGGATTTTCTTCTTCCATGGATGAAGTTTTAATTGTTTTGGAACTTCCCAAGTAGGTAATTCTTTTTCCAGTATAGGATTACCACTTAGGATGCGATGTGCAAGCCTAATGATTGGAGATTCCAATGCTTGACGATATACTTGGATTAGTTCAATTGTTTCAAGCTTGAGCATTTTGAATCCAAGAATTGCACTGCCAAATACAGGAGGCAATTGTTGAATATCACCAAGAAAGATAAATTGTACATTCGATGGTGATTCTAATGCTGTCCAGATTTGATGGAATAGATCAACAGATACCATTGATGATTCATCAATGATAATTGTACGAATTGATGCTGGTAATTTATTGTATTGATTTCTATTTGGTTCAAATCGCATTGTCTTTTTATACTCACCTGATTCCTCATCAAATACTTCGTAGAAATTAGGTTGATATTCCAATAACTTATGGATTGTAATTGCATTGTCTTTAAGTTCTGGAGGCAATGCTTGTTTAAGATTCATTACTGCGCGGCGAGTATATGATACTGCCACAATTGATGGTGCATTTGAGGAAAGGTATTTATGATGATCTTCTATCTTTGGAATGTATTTAGTTCTCAATAGTTCTGAGATTGCTCCTCTTGTACTTGTGGTTTTACCTGTTCCTGCGGCTCCAATGAGGATGCAGGATTTTCCACTGAGAACTGTTTGAATGAATTGCCACTGTTCGGAATTGTATTCAATTGATTCTCCATGTTTTCCGATTCCGGTATGGATTGTTGTTGAATTGGTGGTTGAATTGGTGGTTGAATTGGTGCTGGTGCTAGTTCCGTTATTGCCATCACTACTCCCGATATTAGATTGATTATATCCAATATCAACATTCCGTCCTGACTGCTCATTTTGATTTCCTTTCTCTTTTATAAGTCTTGCAGCTTTTGCTGCAGCTAATAGTTCAGATAGTTTTGTCATTTCAATTCTCACATTCAGAGATAATTACAATTGGATCAATATTATACTCACTCTTTGGTGCTCTGAAAGAGAGCCTGTATTGTGCAAATGGATTATGTTGCTGATTCCATAGGATTTTACCACGAGTAAGAGATTTATGGTATTTTACTTTAAATGCAATACCATCTTTTTCAATAATACCTGCTTGTATTTCTTCCACAATGTATGAGGCACTATGGTAAAATAGTTTATAGTATTGAAAGTATTTCAATGTAACTGGAGCTGGTATTGAAATACACTGAGTAGTATAAAATCGAATACCATTTCTAATTACCATTCTATCATATTCACAATAAGGAGATTCGAATAGTTCTTTTTGATTTGCATTAAAATGCGATTCAATTTGTGCAATTGAGTTCATTTGGATTCTCCACCATTATTGGAATTGCTTTGGGATGATGCAATTGCAAGCGACCATTTCATTCTTGCTTTAATAAAAGCAAATTCAGTGGGATATTCTGTCCTCTTAGGTTCAGTTATTGGCGCAGATGCAATTAGTAGTTGGAGATTAGAATCACCAACATCTGAATCTGAACCTAGAATTGAGAATGTGGGAGAACCAATACCAAAGAAACCACGTATGGTTTCTAATCCTTCTCTTAATGTGGTAAAGAGATTGTAAGAGAATATAGAACCAAGATCAATCTCAGTCTCACAGTGTTCTAGTAATTCAATTAGATCTGATTCTGGTATTTGAATGATATCAATCTGCTTATAGCATTTGCAGATGATATCTTGCCAATATTCATTTAATGGTATTGAGTTACCATTGATAGATGTGAGAGAATCTGGAAAATTTCCTGCAATTGATGCCCATTGTGCAAGTAGGTGAGCATATCTTTCTGGTTTCAAGGCAGGATTTTTAATTAGTTTCTCCAATACAGCTTCACGCCTCTGGAGATTAGTTCTAATATCATCTGATTTTAGTCCATTAGTGAAATCTTCATATACAGATTTCCACAATTCAATCCAATGTTTGCTATTCCCTAATGATTTCGTGTCAGGTGAAATTACAAATCGAGGAAATACAACTCTTGGATTTCTTACACTTACAATATTACCAATTACACCAAATAATTCTTCCATATTTGATGCAACTATTCTATCTGTCATTTCTGTGTATGCTGCTGCAACTCTAAATTCTACTAGCTCTGTTGATTTCAATAGAGAAAGATAGTAAAGATAGGATGATACAGAATCTAATTCACCAGTTTGCCATTTAGGAAATATCTTCCATAATTTCTTCAATGGTGCGTCAAATATTGGATGATGGGATTCACCTTGTGTTAGATGAATTGGAAAATGCTCACATTGATAATACAGTGAGCTATAAGAACATAGTATCTTTGCCATGATTATAGACTCGCTTTCTTTACATTGTAATAGATTCAAATCATATAAGAAACATAATGCCAACGACCATTTTGATATTTAATATAATCCCCATTACACAATCGAAAAGAATCGTTCCACTCTTTCATATGATCCATTCTATTATTTACCCACATTTTACCCTCTGATAGTATATAACCACAGGAGCACAGATAAGAATTTTGATCTGCAAGAATAATGCAAAATGCTGCCATTTTAGATATCTTTGCCATGATAGTTTCCTTTACCTTTACAATGAAATGAAATTACACATTCGTTATATGTCTAACTGTTACTGCTGCTAGTCCTTTACGAATAAAGGAAATACTTAATACAAATGATGCCCAATGACCACAGCAATCGTGAGAACAATTACAAGTCCAGCCACCTGAATTATATGTATCAAATATGAATTGAGTTATACTAACACCTAATCCATTAGCATGACGCACATCTATAATAGTATATGATACTAATTTAATTTCTAAAACAGAGTCAAATGTTGATTCGTTGTCGATCTTAGTAACTGATAATGTTTGCATGATTTTCTCGCTTTCTTTACATTGTAATAGATTCAGAAAAACAACAAATTAGGATAATGTCCTACAATCCTATTATCCTAACCGATTTTACCCCATACCTTATGGGCATGTCAATGCCCTCTCCCAATACTACTAGCATTTATTACATTATCTATAACTACCATATATACCCCTATATTACTTAGCACAATAATACCCCCTTTTAAAAATTAATAATAATATATACCCCACTATAAATAATAGATGATATATATTATATGGTAGTAATAGGTAATAGTTATCCACAATCTAACAGTTAGCCTGTGGATAAGTCACCCCCCATAAGATACCCCAAAAACACTTTAGGATAATAGGATAATAGGATAATAGGATAATAGGATTGTATCCTAACATCCTGGTGTATCTGAAACTTATAGAACATATTTGCAATTGCTTTTGTTAGAGAAGTCATTTGCAGATAGATTCTATGTGAAATCTTAGGATAAGAAAATGCCGCACCATCTGTAATAGCATAGTGCGGCAGTAGGTTATTAGAATCCAAGAGCTAGCATCATCGCGGCAGGTTCAACAGTCTTTTCCAGCCGTGCCGCGATCTCATTGCCAGTCACCGTGTCGTGGTCCTCTGGCAGGAGTTCAAGTACATGAAGCAGACCATTGCGGCAGTCGGCTTTCATCTCATACTTGCCGCCTACTGGTCGCGATGCGAGCAACTGGAAAGCTTCGCAGTAGTCACTGCTCATGCGCAATGTCTTATCTGATGTAATGCCAACATACTTCGCTTCGATTGCAGATTGCAGAAGCGGCGCGAGGTAATCATCAAACCA